TGATGATGAGTTAAGTTCATCAGGAACATAGAGTTGAATCTCCACTTGTTCGTCAGATGATAGTAGACTTTTTCTAGACACATCATTAGATGATGATGCACGATTTTTTCTCTGTCTAGTTGTAAAAATGATTGAGTTCTCTAACTCATCATTAATAGGAAACATGAGTTCAGTAAAGTTTGTGCAAGGAACCTTTTTAGCTTTATTCTTTGCAACATTTGATGCATCTAAAGAACTTTCTAAAGATTGTCTTCTACTGTTTAATAAGTCTTTTGCCTTTTCTGCTTGTTCAAGTAGTTCATCTGTATTCGCTACACTTGCATAGTTGATGTTAGACAACTTAGATTGAATTCCTTTAACAGAATTGACTGCTGACTTTGCTTGATTTACTTTATTCAATAGTTTTGAAATTGAGGGCATATTAGAAACCTTATAAATAGTTTAAAGTGTTTACTGTTATTTATGTCTTATTCAGGAAAGTTCAAACCGAAGAACTATAAAAAGTATAAGGGTGACCCCACTCAAATCTTCTATCGTTCATTATGGGAAAGAAGATTCATGGTCTATTGTGATAATAACCCTGCCATTATAGAATGGGGAAGTGAAGAAGTCATCATACCCTATCGTTCACCTATTGACAAAAAAGTGCATCGATACTTTCCCGACTTCTATATTAAGTATGTAAACAGTAAGGGTCAAAGTGTTCGTGAACTCATAGAAGTCAAACCTAAAAAACAGTGCAGTCCCCCCAAACAACCTAAACGACAAACAAGAAGATATCTACAGGAATGTGCAACCTATATGATAAACCAAGCAAAATGGAAAGCTGCAGAAGAGTTTTGTGCAGACAGACGAATGGGGTTTCGAATATTAACTGAAGAGCATCTACTATAAATGCATAAATAGTTAGATGGGAAAACTTCTTGAACGTTTAGACAACGAACTACCATCCAGTATACAAAAGAGGTCTGTAGAATCTCTCGATTGGTTTCGTTCTCAACTTAGAGATATAAAAATTACACCTGATTCACTTCAGAGACAAACCGATAACTTTGTATCTAGAGTGGAGTTGGAGTTGGGAAAGATGTATATGTTTATATATGAAGCTAAACATCAAGAGACACTTCCCTATTGGGATAGATTTCCAGTCATGTTCCCTATACGAAGATATGGAACAGGGATGTTAGGTATCAATCTACACTATCTTGCACCAAGGTATCGTGTAAGACTGATGGATGGTCTTTTTGAGTTTCTCAACAGTGAGGAGATGAATGAAGACACAAGATTAAGAATGACATATGAGTTGTTGATGGCAACATCACAATTGAAGTATGCAAAACCTTGTGTTAAACAATATCTCTATAATCACATCGACAGTAGAATCACAGAAGTCCCCCCTCAGTATTGGGAGATAGTTGCAATGTTACCAACACAACAATTTAACATTAATGCAAACACAGTATATGCAGAAAGCAGGGCAAGATTCTAATGGCACAGATAGATAAATTTAAAGCTAACTTCGATGTTGGTGCAAAGACTAACCAGTTTAGTGTAAACTTACACTGTCCTAAATTAGGAATAAAGTTAGAAGGATGGAGAGTAGAGACTGCTACTTTGCCAGGCAGACAACTTACCTCTGAGACTCATTCGACCTATGGCCCTCTTGAAAACAAAGTCTACAATGTAGACCAAGATTCTCAACAGATGACTACAGAGTTTCGTTGTGATTCAACATTCTATGATCGTTTTATTATAGAAGCATGGCAAACACAAATATTCACTGCACAAGGTAAAAATGTAGAGGGTAGTGCAGTTCATCCCATCTTCATGTATCCCGATGAATATATGGGTGAAATGGATATCTTTCAATATCGAAGAGATGATAAGTTTGCAATGCATTATAAACTCTACGATGTATTTCCTCTGTCATATGCACCAATGAATTTGAGCATGACAGAAGATTCAATTTTAAAATTTAGTGTGACATGGTCATTTAGAACATTCTCAACTGAGTATGCACAAACACCTGAGTTGTCTGCACTAAATAAGGGAAGACGTTATTTAGATATTGCACTAGATGGTCTTAAAGTAGCTTCTAGGTTTAACAAGAAAGCAGGGTCAATGCTCAATCGATTAGAAAGTTTTGATACTGCACTTGCTAGAGGTTCAAATATAGCACGAGGTTTAGGTCTAGGAGACTAACCTTTTTTAGAGAATGGAGTAAATTATGGGATTACCAATCCAATCAGCACCGAAGTATACTACGGTGCTACCAAGTGATGGACGAGAAGTAGAATTTCGTCCTTTTTTGGTAAAAGAACAAAAGGCACTAGTCCTTGCAAGAGAAGCTAAGGACACTGATCAAAGTTTAGAGTCAATTAAAACCTTGATTAGAGCTGTTACTTTTGATAAGGTCGAACCTAATGACATACCGATGATTGATTTAGAGTGGTTGTTTATTAAGATTCGAAGTGTTTCAGTAGGTGAAACAGTAAACCTTAAACTTGTTTGTGATGTAGAAGACTGTAACGGAACGGGTGATGTAACCGTAGACTTAGAAGAAATCAAAGTCGTAGGTGAGATGCCTGAAGAGGGAACAGTTATGATTAGTGATGCAGTTGGTGTTACCTTAAGTATGATTAAGGTTAAAGACATTAAGGGTATTGATAAATTAAAACAGGATGAACAAATATTTGAAATACTGAAAAGGTCAGTTGTTAAAGTTTTTGATGAAGAAAATGTTTATGATACAAAAGAAATCTCTGAATCAGAGTTAACTGAATTCATAGACAGTCTCACACTCAGTCAACTTCAACTGTTAGGTCAGTTCTTTGATGATGCACCTAAATTGTCTCACACAGTTTCATATAAGTGTAACTTGTGTGGTGAAGAGTCAACTAAAACACTTGAGGGTTTACAAAGTTTTTTTTAATAGCTCTTTCTCATGAGAGTGTGTTTAACTACTATAACACAAACTTTCAGTTAATGCAACACCACAAGTATTCATTAACTGAACTAGACGAGATGATACCATGGGAAAGAGAGATTTACATAAATCTTCTCCTACAGTATCTAGAAGAAGAAAAGGAGAGGCAGAAGGCAAGAGAAGCTAAAGCCAAAACTAGAAGATAATCTTTATTATGTGTAAGTGAGTCAATTTATTGAGGACACATAATGACAGATAATACAGACAATAGGAACGAAGTTAACATCGACCTTGAAAAATACACCGACCTAATGTTAAAGTTAGACGATGCAAATGACAAGATTAAAGAGATGGAAGACTTAACCAAAGACCTTAAGGTTGCAGCTTTAGAAGCAAAACCTAAAGAAAAGTTTACACTTGGTTCTTTGTTTATGGATGATAATCACATCAATGAAAAATCAATCATTGGTTTTATATCATTCTTTATGATGGTGGTATTTGGTATCACTGATTTAATCACAGGTTATATGGGACAAGATTTAGTTATATCAGACACTATCTACACTTCCTTCGTGGTGGTTACTTTAGGTTCATTCGGTATTGCAGAAGCTGGAAAGGCATTCGGAAAACAATAGGAAATAGTCAATGGCTGACGACATTAAAAAAACAACGGATGAACTCAAGAGTGAGTTATCCAATTTAAAAGATGAAATAGAAAAAGGTAAGAGAGGTCTCAAACCTGTTTTTAAAGATTTGGTTGACTTAGTTAAGGAAAGTAATGCACCCTTAGCTAAATCTATTATTGATGTCCGTGAAGCTAGTAAGAACACTTTTGCAGGAGCTCTGCAATCTAGAAAACTCCTTCAGATTGGAAACCTACTTGGTGAAGTATCTAAAGATGCATCTAAGATGTCTGCTGGGCAAATGAATCAACTCAAAAAGTTCACAGACGAGATTGAAGGATTTGACTTAGATAGATTTATTCAATCACAACAAGCAGTCAATGCTATGAATGATGAAATTCAAGCCATTGATGATTCTTTTGCTGAAAGACTACAAACTCAATTAAAAAATGATACAAAACTTAAAAAACTGGATGATGATATTCAAGAAAGTAATCGGATGCTCAATGAAGTTAAAAAGTCAGGAAATAAAAAAGACATCTATGAGTATGAACAGTTAATCAAAGAACAACAAAAAGAAAGAACAAAATATATCAAAACTGTAAAGTCAGATTTCAAACAATCTTCTGAAAAAGAAAAACAAGCTATCATAGATAAGAACCAAACTGAAATTGAGATTCGTGATGAGTTCAATGATATATTAGAAAAAGGTTTGAAAGAAGTGTCAGAAGACTCAGGACAATTCTTTAGTGATTTTAAAAAGATATTTGGGATTGATCTTGCAGGCCCCTTGGATAATGTTGTAGAATGGACTAATGCATTCGGTAGATTGTTTCTTAAGAATGAAGACCTAGTTGGTGATATCTTCCGTGCATTTGGTAGTTTTAAAGATAGTCTTTCCAATAGTCTCTATAATATGGCTGAAGGTATCGGTAGTGTAATGGGTAAGATATGGGGTGATACCAAAGCAATCATTGCAAGAAACCTAGAAGGAACATGGTTAGGTGATAAACTAACTGCACTTAAAGAGGGTGCAAGTGGTATATTAACAAAAATGGGTGATGGTATAAAGTCCCTTGGTAAGACTGTAGCAAAAGGTGCAGCTAACATGTTAAGAGCAGGTGCAGCATTCCTTGCAGCTTCATTTACTGCATTGATGAGTGGTCTTATGTTCCTTGCACCGTATCTCTTAATCGGTCTTGCAATTGTAGCACTGGTAGGTGCATTAGTCTATGGTGCAATGGTGTTAGAAGAAAAGACTGGTGTGTTCAGTGGTCTATTTGAAACCGTTAAATCCTACTTTACGAATATCATAGAAGCAATTGGTAGTATCTTTGGTGGGTTCTATGACTTCTTTGCAGGTCTATTTACAGGTGACTTTGATAGAATGTTCGGTGGTCTACAGGATATGCTTGGTGGTCTATGGGATTTAATTAAATCACCTTTCACACTAATCGGAGACTTCTTCAAGAATGTATTCGGTGTTGACATTGGTAAAATCCTAGTAGACTTTGCTAAGAAGGTTCTACCTGATTGGGTGTTGAACTGGTTAGGTTGGGGTGGTGGAGAAGACTCTGCACCTGCCATGGAGAATACTGAAGACCCAGCAGAAGCAAGAAGAAGAGAACTTGATGCAGCTGGAGAGAGTGGTCTTTACGATGAAAAAACTTTTGGTAAGTCTACTATTGATTGGACAAAGGCTGGAGACGCATCAACTGCTCAACTACAAGCTATCTTAGAAGATGATGATTTATCTAGAGAAGATAAAGATAAACTTACACAGATGTTAGAACAAAGAAGACAAGAGTCAACACCACCTGATACACTTTCACGAGGAATGACACCTGAGACACCTCTTACACTAGATGAGATTGATAACCTTGATGCTGAAGACCAAATTAGATTAGGTTATGCAGAAATTGACCCCAATAGTATTAGAAGAGACGAAGAAGGAAACATCACTAACTTAGAATACAAAGCAACTGACAAATATGCAGAACAAGCACGTGCAGAAGGTGTTTCTTTTGAAGGGCCAGGATTCAGTGGAACTGCAAGAGGTATGACAGCAGAATCAATTCTAGAAGCTTCAGGTAGAGGACAAGAGATTGGTCAAGCAACTCAAGATGTTGCAGAAGCACAATCAGATGTTAATATGTCAGTGAACAGTGTTCAACAGAACAATAACAATGTAAGTAATAGTTCGACTGTTCTTCCTTCAACAGGAAGAATAAGAAATAATGATTCTAGTGCAAGTCGGGTGTCAGCAGTTCCTGCTTAATCTTATTACGATTATATTTTGTTTTATCAAGATGGACACTGGTCAGTCCGTGTTTAGGAGTTTCCTTACGAACTTTAGTTTCTAGTTTCTTTCCGAAAATAGAATCCCAGTTTGAATCGAATTTATCTTTTGAAACAGAAAGAGGTCTCTGTTTCGAACCTTTGCCATTCATTTTTTTACCTTCTACGATATCCCTTTGCTGACTCTCGTTTTGCTTGAAGTTTTTTCTTTCTAAGCAAGTCTTGATTTTTTTGATTACGAATAGATGCAGGTTTCTCGTAGAATTCTCTACTACGAACTTCTTGAACAATACCAGCTCTTTCACAAGCTTTCTTCCACCTACGTAACATTCTGTCAAATGGTTCAACAAATTTTGTTTTATGGTCTATTCTTGGTGTTACTTTACTCATATATTATATCTTATTAAAAGTTGTGAAGTAGCCCCAGCTGTTACAGCAACCCGCTCTTCACACAGACACCCCGCTTGATGCTGATGTCTTTACCCCTACTGAGCACCCCCTTTTTATCCACGGTCTCAGTCGATGGTGGTTGTCTATATCACGGACACTCATTGTATAACAACCACCCCCCAACTCAAGTAATTAGTCGTTAGCTAATCTCTTGAAGTAGTCCATTGCATCGTCTTCGTCTTCACTAAGAGAAGATTCAACAGATGACACTACTGGTTCTTCTGCAACTGCACTGTTTACATTTGACCAAGGCACTTCGTCTAGGTCTTCTGCAACAGATTCAGCTGTTGAGTTTGATACTCCACCTGAAAGTCCTAAGACTCTATCAAGTTTCTCTTTAAGTTCTTCATAAGTTTTGAACTCACTTGGTGCAACAATCTCTTTTAAAGAATGTGCCTTAGTATATATCTCAGTTAACTTATTTTCGTCCTCAAAAAGTGGAGTAATTGAATCGAACTCTGATTTATCATAGTTCCAGTATCCATCAACCTTTCTGATTTTGATTTTGAAGTTTGCACCTTCTCTCAAGTCAAAAGGATTGATTGCTTGTTCATCTTCGAATGCAGGTGAGATTGCTTCTTTGAGTTGTTCAAAGATTTTCTTCCCAAACTTGTATAAGAAGACTTTACCTTCATTGTCAGGATTTTTAGGGTCTGAAACTACGAAGACATTAGACACATAGTGTAAACGTCTTTTTTGTTTACGTGCCTGTTCTTTGTTTGCCTCAATCCCAGTGTTCCACAACTGAGTGTTGTATTCTGACACAGGGTCTTGTTTATTGAGAGTAGTCAGAGACTTCTCAATATACCATCCACCAGGCCCTTGAAAACCGTGATCCCAGTATGAGACCCATGGCATTTCTTCACCTTCGGGAGTTGGTAGGAAACGAACTACTGCAAACCCGTTACCACTCTTATCGAGTTCAGGTTTCCAATATCTATCGTCATTGTAGGATTTTTTCTCTCCACTGGCTGTGGGAGTTGCTGCTTCCATTGCAGCTCTGAGCTTATCTAATGATGTCATTGTATTCTCCTATTATATTAAGCATCGTATTGCATTGTATTAAGACTACATCTGTAGTCCACCATCTTATTATACACGATTAAGGTCAACTCTACAAGAGGGTTTTTCCTTAAAAGTGCAAATATATTTATATGAAATGTGTTCTTGAGATTTGTTTTTTTATATATAACTCTGTTATCTCTCACAGGGGAAATAATATACATTAAGAACACAACTCGATTAGTTTCTTTTTATACTTCGTGTAGTCATAACTCAAGAAGGTTTTATACTTATTAATCTTCGTATGCACCTCAGGATACACTACCCTTTCCGAAATCAACTGTTCCCAGTCTTTGGTGAAATTAATTATTTCATCCATAATACACAATGTCTGTATACTTATCTTCTTACTTAAATAAGCTTTCAGTAGACGAGGATGTTGTCCGTTGTCTACCTTTAGTAGTGTATCAATCTTAAATTTTCTTATTTGGTCTGAAACTTCAGTTTCAAACATGTAGAACTGTTTTTGTTTTTTGTTCTTCCATTCTTTATACACTTTATCAGCTTCTTCACTGAGTAGGTCACCTACCCATTGGTCTTTAACTGATAGATTTGCAATATAGAAATCTTGTAGTTCTTGTTTGTATGTTTTAAACAGTTTACCGAAGTGATACTTATCTTTTCTCTTTAAGAAAGAATTAATGTCTGCTTTCACTTGACCGTTGTATTTTACAAAGTCATAGTCCTTGGAATAGAAATGTAGTTTTATCCCAAGGTATAGTGTATATGCATCGTATCCTTCTCTACTTGTCATCTACTTAACCAGTGCAATACCAGTTGTAGCTTGTAAGTGTGCATCTACAACCTTCTTAGATGAAGGTGTCACAAACACATACTGATTGAAAATAACATGGGTAGGACTTTCTTCACCTGTAGCTGCAATACCTTTTGCAAACCCCATACTTCCATCCTGTGGATTCTGAAGAATCATTCTAGGATTCTCCATTTCAACACTTGCATTTCCATCATCAGAAATTGCAAGGAGTTTACCAACGTATTCACCACTAATTGTTACTACTGTAACGATGTCACCTTTTTTCATTGTCATAATATATACCTATTCGTAGAAACTTGTAAGAGTTCCTTGTGAGTTTTTACCACGATTCACCATATTCATCTTGGTAGCTTCTGCTTCTAACTTCTCTCGTAGAGGGTTTGTTAAAAGTCTTTTTGCAGATTCAGGTTCTAACATATGTTGTTCACAGACTTTGAGTATTGCACTCATTACATCTGATTTACCACCTACCATAAGTTTCTCAACTTTATCTGAAAATTCTTTTCTACTTATCATATCAAAGGTGCTCCTTCAACTTCACCATAATCAAAATTCTCAATCCAATCTTGCATGACTCTATAGTATGCATAGTATGTTGGACTATGTCCATTCATATCCATACCTTGTCCATCTTCTGAATAAGGTGTTTCTAAGTAGTCAATAAGTGCTTGACATTCGTCTAAGTGAACTTCAGTAAGTTCGTCTTCACTTTCTATTTCAAGATACTCTAACATATTATTATATGCATTATCGTATGCTTCTTGATGAATCCAATCATCACCCTTGTTAATAATTTTACTCCAGTTCCAATCTTGTTTTAGAGTAAACTTTTCTTCGTTATAAAAATCTGCCATTTTATCCCCCTTTTAGAATATTAAGTTGTTCTGATTGATAGCTAGAAATAACGTCCCATACATTATCGTAGTATAATTCCTGTATTACATCATAATCAATTAGGTCATAGAAGTCTTCTTGTTGTTCGAGAAGTTCTGATTTAGTAATTCCTTCTTCTTCTGCAACTGTTTCTAATGCACTGTTGAATTCTTCACTATACTCTTCTGACCATAGTTCAAAGATTTCTTCGTTATCTAATTCAACACCATCGATGCAAGTATCCTTTCCACCGTTGCCATCATCTACTGGTTCAAAAAAGTAGATACCTGCAAAGTTAGGTGCTTCATCTGTATAGTGAATTGTTGCAGTTGCTTCAGGTGACACTTTCAATAATGCACCATGCAATGCTTCCAAGTAGTCCGTAGGTGGACTCCATGCACTTTCACCATACACTGTAAAGCTAGTATCGTAACTATCCGTGTCATCAATTGTTGCCCACTTGGGCCCACATTCACTTAGATTCTGACCTTCAAACTCAGTTTGATGTAGGTCATCCTTTCCCTCAAATACATTTCCGAGGAATTTTTGTCCTTCGTCATTGACATTTTCAAAGTCAAGACTATAGGTTACATGATTTGCCATAATATTATACTCCGTAAAGATTGTAGTATTGTCGTCTTAGTTGTTGTAGTTCATCGACATACTCTATAGGGTCACAAGAGAACAGTTGACAATTCCCATCGGGTAGTGCAACAATAGCTGTGCATTCATCAATAGGATGACCTGTCAACTCTTCCACCATAATTGCATAAGCAGTCATTTGTAGAAAATAACCCTTTGCATATTCTTCTTTCTTCCACTTACTAGAAGTTTTGAAATCGATAATTTGAAGTGCATTATCAAAGAGACCTATACAGTCTACTCGTCCTGCCATTTTTAATATGTCTGAATAAAGAGGTGCTTCAATAGCTAAAGGTTGAATGTCATCAAGAATAGGTTGTATCCCCTTAAACATAGCTTCTTCTATTAAGTTAGTAAACTCAATAAATTCTACATCTTTTCTAAGGTAGTGTTCAACCTGTTCGTGAAATTTAGTTCCTCTTGTGGTTGCAGCTTTAGTGATTCTATTTGCTTCTTCTTCACCAACTCTTTCTCTCCACAGTTTGATTTGTTCTCTAGAATGTAATCCTGTAACTGTTGTTACACTTGGAAATTTGGTTCCATTCTCATCTACGTAGTAACGTTTACCATTGACATTAGTTGTTTCGAGTTGTAGATGTTCTAATTCTTCAAACCCATAAGGATTCGTTCTCACTTTATTCATTAAACTATTTTACTTTGTTTTAGACTGTTTGTCTATATGTTTTTTAATAATATTTACAGACTTCTCTCGTTTGATATCTTTAGTTCCATGTCTCTCATGAACTGGTGAGCCAGGATGTGCATCACCAATTTTAGATAACACTTCTTTCATACCAGCATCTGTTTTAACTCTGTCACCAGTTCCACCTATTATGTTCATTGCAGTAATTTGTTGTTTTAGGTGGGGATTGTTTTGTTTGAACTCGTCTAACTTAGTGTAAGACATTATATGTTCTACTGTCTCATCTTTCTCGGTATCATAAAAAACGTATATTGGCACTATGCACACTCCATCATAAATTGTGGGACTGGTCTATTTGTCCACTTTGCAAACCCACTCTTGTGGACTTTGTAGTATTTATGATATGCTTTTATAGTGTTTTTGTCTTTGACATCATCGGGCATTGCCTGAGGTGGTTCAAAGAATTTAGTTTTTGGAATATTGTTTGGAACACTTGTTAACACATCTTTGAGTTTGTCAAAGGTCATGTGTATCTTCCCATAACGATAAGTGTATTCGAATGATAGTAGTTGCCACAGTTTTAAAAGGAACTGATAGTTTTCTACACTTTCACGAACCCACTTGGCTGACGGATGATTGATGTGGGATGCTTTATACAAAGTGTTCTCCATCATCAAATCATCCATCTTCCATCTTTTGATTCTTCTACCGTTTGAAGTTTTATCGTAGTATTCTGTTCCATCCAACACACGATGTGCAGTGGATAGTAGTTGTGCATACTCGATAATCATTTTGACTACGTGTTTATCCAAGTGCATTTCTGCACACACTTGGGGGTCTTCATTTAGGTAGAATATATTCATAATAAAATTATATACTTATTCTTTGATACTGTCTAGGGGTTTTTATTAGTTTACCATACCATCCATTAGAAGTGCTTCTTCAATTGAATGTTCACTACTAACATAAGTATGTGGTTGACCAACAACTTGTTGAACTCTAATAACCTTTTTTACATTCTCATTATTATGTTGTGCATAACAACCTATAATCTTAACATTTTTTAAAAACTTTTCAGGTATTTGAAGTTTTCTAAAATTATCATAGGCAAGTCTTGCAGATGATTTCAAGTTTTTCTTTCCACCAAAAATTGCATTACCTCTTTTATTATTCAATGTCTCTTCAGAAATTGCATAGTCACTATTGTTGACTCTCAAAATAATGTAAGTTTTGTTATTAGTATTTGCATTTTCAGCTATTAAATCAAAAAGATATCTATCAATTAAACCAATTTCAACAGTAATGATATCATTTCTTCCATCAATACCTAAGTATTTTCTTGCATCGATTATTTCCGCATCACCTGCAAGTGTTTTGAACATTCCTTCAATTAGTCTTTCACCCAATTTTTCTTGAATCATTTTTAACACTTTACCTTTTGTGGTGTCAGCAATGTTATGTTTATAAGAAGTAATATAGTCATAACACAACTTTTTGTTATAAGTTTTTTTCAATGGGTTGAATCTTTTTGTCCATAAATCACTTTTTATGATTCTCTGATAAAGTTTTGATGCTAACTCAGGATTGGTTAATGGATACTCAGGTGGATGGTCATTAGTTTGACAAGATAACATATCATAAATGGTCATGTCATCATCATTTGTCAAGTCTAACACAATACCATCACAAATGTCAGCCAACCATTTTAGTTCTGTCTTTGCAACATAACGATGGTCACCTGCTGCTAACATTTTTCTAAGTTGTCCTACAACATGAACTACTATGGGTAGGGGTAAGTCATACCTAAACCCACCTTCAAAAGAGTTTTTTAATGCTTTGACTCTTTGTTCGGTTGCAGAGTTGCTCTTTGTTTGGTCACCTGTTTTAAAGGCTGGTGATATATCTGTCATTTTGTAAAATTGTCTTTCAACAATTTTTGATAGAATATCATAGTCTTTTGATATTTGACCAGTATCTTTTGCTTTCTTTTCAATACTTAAAAGAAGTTTTAGAAATCTCTCTGTAGGATATTCCTTTAAGGATTTACTTAAAGAGAGTTGGGGATTAAGTTTTGATAGGTCTTCACCTTTAGGTTGTTTCTTCTTTGTTCTACCTGTAGAGGATGGCCCATAACTACGAGCATACGAAGAAGAGTTTATATTTAAAATTGACATTGCGTCTCTCCTATAATTTCACTCAGAACTTGATATCTAATATATCGTTTAGAGTGTGCCGTCATTTAACTATACAGTTTGATGATTGGCTGTTAACTAAGATAGAATTTTTTCTATCCATTTATATTTATAATAACTTAAAGTTATCTTTTTGTCTAGATGGTTTCTAAATTAAATTGTAAATATTTTTTTGCAGGTCTAATAGAACCATGCACCACATAAATCTTGTCGATGTCCTGATTAAGAAACTTTAACACAGACCTATGGGATTGAAGTGTTCTGTCAGTCCAATCACCTGACACCTGTTTCATTGATACAATACCAATGAAGGCTGCAATGATTTTACCATTTTCATCACACTCAAATTTCTTTAGTAGGTGAATATCAGTCTTCTTATATCCATTACCCACCCAACAGTTACCTGTTGAAAAACTGTTTTTATCTTCTACTAAGATGTCGTTGAAGATATAGTCACTTCCATCAATTGTCTTTTCTAGGAAGGTAGGTTGTTCTTTATTGATGTGTCGATAGAAACAGTTGTTAAGAGGTCGTGCAAAGTTCTTTGCAATCTCTACAGTTTTTTGATTCTCATTTTCTAATTCGTCTTTGAACTTCCTACCCCAAGCTGTTTCAATTGCAGGAAGAAGTGTAGTATTAAATTCACCTACTACACTAGGAAGGACACTCTTTACTGTTTCACCTAACGACTCAATCATAATTCTTTAATCCTCTCTAAAGTTTTTTCTACTTCTTTCCATGTTAGATAACCCAACACATCATTTGTTATAACTGTGTCATAACACATAACTCCATGGTCTAACACTGCAAGTTCCCAAAGTCCATCCTTACCACCGTATGAGTATTGACTTTTTATGACACTTGCACCGTAACCATTTGCAAAGGTAAACTCTAACGATATACCATCGTGTCTGTCGTATGTTCTAGTTAAACTTCCGATGTGTTCCATTCGTCCTTTTCCTCAATATAATAAAACTTACAATAACATGTAGAACAAGCTTGTCCTACTCCATCAATATAATGGTGTCTTTTCTCAACGTGAGTCTCAACTGGAATACCAGTGTCACACTTGCACACTACACACTCTTCTGTTTTATTTGTAGAATACATGGTTATCAATAGTTGTTGTTCTGTTAAGACTGTCTGCCCAATATGGGTATACAAAGTCTGCATGGTAGTGGGTAGCACCCTCAGTGATATCAGTCCACTCACCGTTTACAATCCTACGTGCAAGTTGCATAGATGCAATCCATGTTTTAGAATCTACAGGGTCATCTGACTTACCGTCACAATACCAGCTGAATTGACATTGATTTAAAATAGGAACAATTTTTCCTAACCAGTTCTCTCGTGTTTTGGCTTGGTAAACAACATCACAGATAGTGTCAGGATATAATTCAGATTCTACTCGATTTAACACTACGTGTGATACTGCTATCTTTCCAACCATAGGTTGATTACCACTTTCAAAATAAATGTTCTGTGCAAGACAGAATACATCACCGTTTTCGTCTGAACCTTTAAGTGGTTCGTTGTATAATAATACTCCTGTAAAAAGTAAGGCTCCTATAATAATCCTTTTCATTTCCAAAACTCCTTTTCCCATATAAGGGGAATATGTTTATTCGTTCTTCTCTCCTCTTCACATACAGCCTGTAAGTAGATGATTACTGCACCTACTAGACAAAACAGTAAACTAATTACGAAATCCATTAGACACCACCTGTGACATGTTCGTATGCTTCAGAACAATTTATCTTACCACACAAACATTCATCAGAATCAAACGGTTCAGGTGCAAATTCCATTGGAGACAATGCACCGTAAGTTTTGAGGTTATAGATATCTGACTCAGATAGGTCAGACTCATTGAGTTGTCTAAAGTCTAACTCTAGTTGATATGCAGCTGCTTGTGCATCGTTTTCGAAATTGGATTTTTCTATTGACATATTTTCTCCTTTACTACCATATTATAATTATATAAAAAAACAGGACTCATTGTCAAGTCTCTATTACCGTTATTAAATATTTTTTACCATTCATATCAGAAACTTCAATGGTCTTCTTTGTTGACCTAAAAGAACCTTCGTTTGATAGGTCTAATTTTATATTACTTACAAAACCAATGATTTGGTCAGGGTCGTATTTGAGTAGTGCATTTCGACACACATCTGCAATTTTATCACAATAAGCTACTGACATAACTTTCTCCTACCTTAAATAATCAGGGCCATACTTTCTCATTCCGAAGATTTCATAACCATCGAAGAGATTGCCTCTTGCTGCGTTCAAAGCAGGAGTTCCCCACCCTGCAGCTTTAAAGACATCACCTATATTAAAATTAGTATTACCTTTATTAATGAAACCCCAAACACATCTTTGATTCATGTCATGTGAAATAATTTTGATATACTTACGACCAACTTCATATGTGTAACCTTGGTCTGTAAGTGTGGGATATTGTTTCAAGTGTGCAGTCAACAAGTCGTCACAAAGTTTGTCACATAATTGCAACAACTCTTGTTCTTGGTTAACTTCGTTTACTAATTGGGATAATTTCATTTTGTCTCCTTTATTTCTCATCAGTTATTAGTATACTAAAAAATGAGACCCATTGTCAAGCATTTATGACAATTTTTCTAAAGTTTTTTTCTTAACAAAATCAAGGGTATACCAAATAGAGTTGAATAATTCAACTTCTTTTGGTTCTTTTTGGTGGGTTACGATGTATCTTTTGATGCCATCAGGTGACCTATCTAGATAGATTTGTGCATCACCGTAGTTTTCTATTATCAATCTCATATTTAATTCTCCTTAATTTGGCGTCCCCTGAGAGATTCGAACTCCCGACCCTGTGCTTAGAAGGCACATGCTCTATTCCAACTGAGCTAAGAGGACAGACAATTATAGTTTTAAATCTAAGAAAGCTTTTACTGCTTTTTGTTCTTGGTGGGTTAATTCTGCAACACTTTGGATACCCCAAGTCGTTCCAATAGTGCAAAGACGATTACCTGCTGTGACTGCATTGTTCCACATTTCATCATTATCTTTAAATGCTCCTTCAAATTCACATTTATCAATCATTCGTCTACCAAGTTTGACAATCTGCATAAGTGCAGTTTCATTCTCGTATAAGTTATTCATCTACTTCTCCATAGTTAAGAAGTCTATAATAACAAAAAATGACTGTCACAGTCAAGGGGGTTTATAACTTATTTTGTATTTCGTTAAGTTCTATTATTTTTTTATTGATAATGTCTATTCTGTTAGGCCAATAGATGTAGTCCTTATCTGAATCTTTTGCAAGGTTCTCTAGAAGAGGACGAATAAAATTATCAAGCTTCTGAATGACCTCAGTTGCTGTTGTGGTTTTTTCTATAATTCTAGTGTCAACAGATGCAAGTTCTTCTGCATCTAAAGCTGTGAAACCAAAATCGTTGTATTGTATATCTGCCATAATAGTATTTATACCTTTATTGTGTCCCCATTCCTTAAAAACGGGTAGTCTCTAAACATTTCCTTTTCTTCTTGAACGGATACATAAGACTCAGGTGCTTGAATAGTAATTTCAGGAACATCCATTTGAGGATAGTTCATAACACACCACCATATTGCATTCATCACATTTTGATATGAGACAGAAGGTATCCCATCTTTATTCTCTAATAAACCCAAATTAAGTGTAGTGATACGACACTTCTTATCTGAGTTATACACTAGGTTATCACTTAAGTGATTCAGTGCAGCTTTCTGAGCTGCATAAAGATAACCTTTAGAGATATTAGGTTTTGCAGCCCTTGATGAAATGTTGACAATATATTTTGACTCATCATTCTTCCATGCTTGGAATGCACTCCATAGAAGTTCTGTCTGACAGAATCCTACATGTGCATGATTGATGAATATATCATATTCATTCCAATCAATAGGCTGTTCTACCCTAACACAATCTACTGTGTGTGATTGACCATTAACTGGTGTTGCACTAAAAGTGTCTGCAATAACTTTTGCAAGTTTAGTGGAACCTGTAATTACTACTCTGCGACTCACTCAAATCCTCTAAATATATTTCATCTGCATTGTTTGTCATAATATGTATAACATTCGGAACACGTATTACATCAAACTCATGTTGATGAAAGTAACCTAAGTTACTTAGACTGGATATAATCCATGTCTTCTTTTGTTTAAACTCCATACTATCATCAGATTTTGAACGAACCATGATGATAACTCTCTCTGTTTTTTTATAAGCTTCCTCGAACAAATTGTTCTCGTTTTCACCCCATACATCAAAACTCCCAATGATTTGGGTAGTAGGGTTTTGCCAGTCCATTTTCTATCTCCTTTTTTCATCTAGATGTTGAACTATTAAATCAAAGGATGGTTTTCCGAACAGTGAACCATCAACACTGCATTTATTACAAGGTGACATACTTCTATCACCTTTCATTAATCTTTTTCTAATCTTATTCATGGGTTTACTGAACCATACATCATACAAAGACGATTGTAGTAGATTACCTACGACATGTTCTCTACCCCAGTCGTTAGAACAGAATAGAACATCACCGTTCCAATCCACAAACATTTTGTAGAAAGGATAGTGACAGGGTTTACCTTGTAGAGATTTTATATTAGTCTCTTCAATACCAACCCAATCGATAACACCACTTCTATTGTTGAGTATCAGTCCGTGTTTCTCAAAGTCACCCCAGTGCATACGAAACTTATATTGGTCTTGTCTAATCTCTGCCCACAAAATCATTTCATCAAACTTCTCAAATTGTTCAGGGCCATCGTATAGATTAATATAGAGTAGGTCTAACCCTGCATAGTGAACTAGGTCTCTAATGTATTTGTCTGTAAGTTTGTCACCGTTAGTGTTACACTCAAGTGTTGCATAAGGTAACTCTGTTCTGAATGTCTTTACGATTTCTACGAAATCAGGGTTAAGTAAGTTCTCACCAAATCCACTAAAGGATATCTTACCACCATAATTGTTTTCTGCTAATTCTTCTGCAATGGTTTGAGCACCTTTAATCGTAAGATGGAGATTCCTGTTGGGAAAAACTGATGGGTCATGTCTTGGACAAAAGACACAGGTGCGATTGCACAACTCAGTAGTATTAATTTCAATCGTAAGAATCGAGTCAAGGGGATTTGAACCATTGTGTTTTTTGTCCCAGTGTTTACGTTCTTGTTCACGTCTATGTTCTAGAAAGTCATATTGGTCGACAGCTACAATAGGAATGTTTCGACCATGCTCAGACATTTTTACACACTACATATCTTTCTTGCAGTTTGTCATCTACAATTTTTTGGTCAATCATTTCGTATTCTACCTCATCACCAATTTCAAATCCTTCACAAAAATATTTTGGAATGTAGAAAAAGATACTGTCTGCATCTTCATCAATGTCTGAATTAATCCATCGGTTATAATCAAAATAAAAAGGTTTGACCATTATACTTTTAAGTGGGTCACTCTCTTCTCTTTGAAATGCAGAGAACTCTAAATGGTTATCTACTTGATAGAGATATGTATGGTCTAACCAATTATATCCTAATCGGATACCCATTTGATATGGGAAATCAAATCTTACTACACTGTCTAAGTCTAGGTTACTAAACCATTCGTGATAAGCTATGTTTGTTTCTTTAACAACAAGAGGTCGTAACTTCGTCTTAGAAGAAACCACCGTCTCTGATATCGTCTTTAGATGAGTCTTCTGTCTCTTCCTGTTCTGTAGCACTTATAAATTCTCCATCATTTTGTAGTTGTGTAATATAGGCTTCAGTCTCATTTAAAAATGTAGTAATCATTTCATTTTTTGTTTGAGTTGTAGACACATTTTCAAAACCTAAAAGTTTTGCTTGTGCATCGATATCTTTCTTAGTCATTGCACGAAGTTCTGACTCACTAGGAATTACAATCTCTTCGTATTCTTCTTCAACTTCTTCAGACAATGCAGCTTTCTTTTCTTCCATTGCCTTTTCGACATCTTCTATATCTTCATATATCTTGACAGGTTTTCCATCGATTGTAAACTCACTTTCTTCTTCAGATGTCTCTTCATTAGAAGGCATATTTGTTGCAGTAATCTTAGGGCCTGAGAATGTTGGTGTAGTTTTCACATCTTCTTCTGCAACCTTTAACTCTTCTTCTACAATAGGTTCTTCAACAATATTTTCAGTAACATATCTTGAATCAGATTGTGGTGTATCTAAAGGAATTAAAGGTTCTTTGGTATGTGATAGGTCTGCATCATAAGCATCGTCAATATGAGGTTTAGCAGTATCTTCTGTTACAGGGTTCATTGCACGAACCATGTCCCAAGCTTTTGATTTTGGTTTAGATTCAACTTTATCTACGGTTGTTGTTGATGCATCCTTGTCGAAGGAAGGGGTAAACACTGCAACATTTTCTGTTACTTCACTAATAGTTGAAATAGGAGCTTGTCCTAGTGTTGCAATTTGAGCTTCAAGTGTTTTGACTCGGTCTTCCATTCTCTTACGAAGAAGTCGTTCATCAGTAAGTTTCTGTTGTTGTGCTACTTCTCGTTCTGCAAGTTCTTGTTGTTTTGCAACAAGTTCAGACTCTTGAATTTCTAACAATCGGTTTTGAGTTGTTTGAACCATTTTATTATGGTCTTCTAAACCTTGTGCAAGTTTGAGGTTAAGGTCATGCACTGCAAGGATGTCTTGAAGACTAAACATTCCTTTCTTTAAACCGAGTTCAAGAATATTTTGTGTTACTTGAGCTTGTTGTGGGGAAACGGGAACGTGAGAGTTTTGAAGTCTCTCTTGTAGTCTCTGAAATTCTGATATCTCAGGAGTCTGCATTGCAAAGTTTGATTTGTTCTCTTCATTCATAATTATTTACCATTAAAAAAAATCCATGGAGCCCTACGCGACTAGAAAGTTCAACACACTAGGAAATGTTATAAAAACTTTCCATGTTACATATGTATAGTCTCTGAGGACTGTAGTATATTATATTTATCTAAACTCTAATGTCAGGAAATGCTTCAACAGCAATTTCCTTAGTAACGTTAGGGAAAGGATTTTTCTTATCCTTTATTAAGTCTATCATTTCTGCTTCTTTAGCAGGAATACCTTCTAACAATTGAATCCACATAAGTTCTCTTCTAGTCTGTGGAACTTCTTCTGTAACGAAGTATCTAAATTTTCTCACCTCATGTCTTAACTGTGTGGGTGATAAATCGGAGCCTGGTGCTGTATCTCTATTAAAGGGTGTTTCACCTTCAGGAAGTGTAGAATTAATGTTAGGGTCAAACAACCATTGTAACACTTTCTTCACTGCACCATTTCTGTCATTGAATACACGAAGACCATTGATTGCTTTATCTTTGTCTTCACCTGCAACGATATTTGCTTGACACAAAATCTCGTATACATCTGCATTCATTGTGAGGTTCACTCTCTCACTAATCAATTCCATTTTAGGTTTATTAGGGGCACCTTTTGGTCTGCCTCTTCCTCTTTTAACTTCTTCTGTCATACTGTAAAATCCTCAACATGATTTAATAATTCATTTAAACGATGTTCTCTTAAATAATCAAACACCTTCCCATAAACTGGTGTAGCTTCATCAAACTCTTTTAGTATAGTCTCTTCCATATAGTCAGGAATAAAATCTAGGTTAATAAGAGTTTGGTTTCTTAACCAATTACGATAGTATTTATCATCATTTTCAATGGTGATTCTCATATATTTGTCAACAATGTTTTTTCTCATTGGTGTTTGTCGAATACCCAAATCCAAACAATCATCATTAGATAGAATGTTAGGAACACCATCTGACTTGTCTCCTTTGAGGATATGTTCTTTTAGAAATGCTTCAGGGTCTTCACACACAATATCCTTACCAAGGTTAGGTGAGAACTGTCTCACACCCCTATACTTGTGAAGTTGTTGAAAATCTTTGTCACCTGAAACAATAAGGATATCTTCTTTCTCGTGAAAATGTTTAGTGATTACTGCAATGATATCATCAGCTTCTGCATTATCAACACTCATATACACATAAGGGAAGTTATCACGAATCTCGTCTTTCACCTTCTGTAGTGTTTGGAATATCATACCCCAATCTCTATCGTCTGCATCACGAGACTTCTTACGATTAGCTTTATATTGTGGATAGAACTCCCGTCTCCATGGGTTAGGTGCATCTGTGCATAATACGATTTGTCCATAATCGGAACCGTATCGTTTTTGGTAGTTACGAACAGAGTTGAGAATCATGTGTCGAAGTATGTCTTCGGACAACACCTCATCGTTCATTTTGAGTTGTGCCATCAGACCTGCTATTATGGTCTGAGTAAAATCTATTAGTATCATTTAATCACTTTTATTAATAATGTATTTTTGGTAATGAGATTGTTTCCTTCTTTTAGTTTACTTCTTGGAATTTCTTCCATAAATTTGGATGCAATAATATTACCACCTTTATATAGTCTATCAAGTAAATCTAAATCTGTCAAGGTCTTTTCTGTGCATTTATCGTATCCGATAATTTTGGAACCTTTGACACTTAGACCCTGTGATTCAAAACAGGTAAGTTTCTTACTTGAAGTGTTATAAGTGTATAACATTCTTGCACGAATAATATCTTCGGGGTTTATAGACTCCCACTTTGCAAACTTCTTTAGATAAGGAAGTTTCTTTACAAGTTGTGCAGGAGTTTTGGGTTTACGGGGTTTAGGTATGGGTTTGTAATCCTGACAGAATTTATCGATGTCATTTTCAAACTCTAAAAGTTTTTTAATAATCTTTGTCTTCTGAGATTTAGAAAGATGGTTATATGCTTCTTCTAACTGCTCACAACCTTCCTCATTCTTTAATTCATAAATGGTGAGGTCATTCATTCCTTTCATATATTGGACGACACGAGAACTATAACCTAATTTCGTGAGATACTTATACATAGAGAATGAATCTTTGCTAGGTGCATCAAATAGTTTATCAATCTGATGATCTACTTCAGCGTAAGCTTGCAATGCTTTGTTTTTGCATCGTTCTTGTATAGATATTTTTTGCGTCATGATAAACATTATATATAAAAATGACAATCACTGTCAAGAGGTTAGTCTAAAATATCTTCACCTTTTTTAGTTAACATAAATTTTCTTGAACAATTAATCATGACGTTTGCACGTGACATGAAGTCACGATTGAGTAGTAATGGAATATTACCTCTTGAATCTAATGACACTTCAGTGTCTTTGTATACAGTGTTTAGAAACTCTATGTCCATTAACACTACTGGTCTTGTCTCAGCAGGTTTTTGTAATGTAACACTTCTATGTAATGGTTTAGTGTGAGTTTCACCATGCAACTTCCATGTGACTTTCTTACCTTTAATTTCTACGTCCTCTGCATGAAGAGAACACACTGAAGTAGAATTACCTGTATCAAGTTTACCAGTCATTTCTTGACCGTCCACTTTAAAACTTTCTAACACACCACACTGTTTAGGTTCCTTTCTCCATATGTCTCTATTGAAGTAAAGTTTAAGAACCATCTTAGTAATGTCTTCTTCGATTGCTTCTGAGATTGCATTAGTTCCTGCACTGTGATTAACTTCTAGAATATAGGGTGCATCTTTCTTACGGTTTTCTGCTGGAATAAAGTCTACACCTACCCATTGACCATTCACACCTTTTGCAGCTCTTAGACACTCTTCTTTTTCTAGTTCAGTCATTTCAATCAACTCAACTGTTGCACCTTGGGATGCATTTGCTCTGAAGTCGTCTGTAATCTTATTACGTTTCATTGCACCAACAATTTCTTGATTTACAATTACACATCTTATGTCATAGTCGGACTCGATGTATTCCTGTAAAAGAATATCAGTGTATGGGTCAATCTTGTAAATCAAAGATACCTGAGATTGAAGTGAACGTTCTGTTTCAATAAGAAGAACACCCACACCTTTTGAACCACTTAGTGTTTTAAGAACCATAGGGAACTTGTTGTCCAGTGCTTCATGAGCTGCATCAACAGCTTCAGGTGTATCGTTTGGAATCAATACCGTTCTTGGTTGGTTCATACCTATTTCTTGTAGTCGTAGGTAAGTTCTAAATTTATCACAACACACTTCAATACACTCACGTGTGTTATTACATGGGATACCGTATCTCTCAATCTGCGATATCAAATCCATGTAGGAATCTTTCTTGGTTACGTCTCCACGTATGAAAACGATTGTATCCTCGTCTAATTCAAAACCCTTGTCATCACCTTCGTTATGAATTGTAATCGTTCCATCATCGTCTCTGTTGATGTAGGCACCATTGATACGACAGTTGTAGGTTTCGATTCCTAACTTTTCTGCTTTACTTGTAAGTTTAAATGAAGTCGAGTCCTCACTGATTTTTTTTGGACGGTCAACAAGCACGACAAGACGATAAGGTTTATCATCAACCTTATTATCTTTTTTAGCTTCTATTATTTCTCTAAACGATTTCATTAGTATTATTTATCAACGATATGTTACCTGCAACACTAATTCTTTCAACTCCTTCTTTGAAAAAAGGATGCACACTATGTCCTAACCAAGATGGGAACATAATGATATCTCCCTGTTGAGGGAAATGATAAAAATTATTTTCACTGAGTTTTAGAGATTCACCGTAGTGAAAGTTAACCTTTCCTGCAAGGGATGGTCGTGTGTCTGACCTTACTCTTTTATCGTAGATGTTATCTGCAGCTTCTTCTTCAGTGATAGGATTTTCAAGATAGATTACATAAGACACAAATCCATTGTGTGCATGTTCAGGTTGATACTCTAAAGGTTTTTGATAATTCACCCACATACCTTCATGTTGAAATATATCATGAGGTGTCACACTGATTAGGTCAGGTCGAATATTACTTTGTAGAGAAAGGTATTCATGACAATGGTCGTTTAAATGATGATACACATCATCAGGTTTTTCAATAAAGGGTTCCACATCGTATTGTTCTTTGATGACACCTGCAAGTGTATCACTGACATCTTTCTTTTCTTTTCTTGCAATCTCACATGCTTTCTCTAGTTCATTAAAACACTCAGGTCTAATAGTGTTATAATAAATGCAAGGCCCGAAGGGTGAAAGGAGAGTAGGTTGAAACACAGGTGCAGTCTCACGATGAGGTGCTGCCCCTTGGTGTCTAACTCCTAACTCATTTTTTGTAGTATACTCACCTAGTTCTTCTTTAATCTTCATGTTTCATTAATCTCACAATGTTTCATTAATCTCACAAAATGTTCTGCATCTAAAACTACAAGAGGTTTATGATTGTTTCGTTTAATAACAACTAAAGGTTCATACCCCTTACAATTTTCAGAAGCTTGTTCGTATGCTTTCCATACATTAACAGATTCTTGATTCTTACATTCTACACTATAAGGGAAGATTTGTCTAGATTGTTTTCCTAAGATGATGTCCTCACCTTGAGAACCCATAGGACGAGATTCTAAATCCTCTGTATCAAGGTTTAGAGTTTCAATTAAAAGATTTGCAAACCACTGTTGTAGTCTACGTCCCTTAGCTTTTGCTGATGATGTTTTCATTGAATTGCACACTCACTCCACAACCACATGATGATTGTTCATTTGGATTTATAAATTTAAAAAATTCATTTAATCCTTCTTTAATATAATCTAATGTCATTCCTTCTAAAAAGGGTTGACTATTCTTATCTATAAGAAAAGAGAACTTACCGTAATCTATTACTTCGTCTCCGTCTTTAATAGTATCTTCTGTAAAAACATACTCAAATCCAGCACAACCACCACCAGTGACACCAAGTCTTACTGACTTAACATTTCTCTCTAGTAGTTTTTTAATTGCACTGTCTGATACTTCAATCATGTAACTATTTATATAGTATGGAATTATCCCATCTTGGTTCCAGTTCTAGATAACTCTGATTGTTTGTCTCAAGATAGAAATAAGATATATCGGTAGTGTCACCAAAAGTGTATCCATTCCACCAAGTGTCAAAGTCCATCCATTGGTCTTGGTATTCTTTCTGTGCGTCCCACACATCAAACCATCCTTTGTTTAATTCAAACTGCACACAAGACTTAACCTCACCAGGCTCAAACTTTTTTATAGGAGTGATGGTCTGAGAGGGAAACCAAAAGTCTTCTGTAAGTTCAATCAGATAATTCCATTTGGTTTGTTTGTAGACACCCATGTCTTGGTTCTTGTATCGTTCAATGGTATGAGTAAGAGACTCTACAAAAGACGAATACTTTAAAACGATTGCATCGTGAGGACGAACACGAATAGGTTTGTAGGGATACGATTCATAACGTTCTAATAACGTATCCTTATCTACAGGGATTTTCCAACTACTCAAATCTTCTTAGCTTTCAACATTTCATAGGGGATGTGTATGTCTTGGTCTTGAGGAACATACAGAAAGTTAATTTCAGAACGATTGCACGTGTCGATTGCATCGTGAATAGTTTCTACTAAACTTTCACCACCTAGATTAAACGAAGTGTTAAAAATAATTGGAACTTCTGTAACCTCATAGAAAGCTTCAATCAGTTCGTAGTAGTTTTTGTTTTGTTCTCTTGTCACTGTCTGAATACGACAGGTTCCGTCTGCATGAACGAGTGAAGGAATATCCTTGTAAGCTTTCTCTTTTGCTTCAATAGCAAAGGACATCCATGGAGACTCTTTGAGTTGTCTCATTTCAAAATAATCATGCACATGGTCTAACATTACACTTCCTGCAAAAGGACGATAGTCTTCTCGTTTCTTTACTGCATTCACAATCTGTTTTGCTTCAGGGTGACGTGGGTCAAACATGATAGAACGATTACCTAATGCACGTGGGCCCCATTCACTTTGTCCCTGAAAGATTGCAACGATTTGTTTTTTAGAAATGAGAAGGTCTATACACTCATCTAAGTCTCTAACAATTTCTGTGATAATCATACGTCCTCTCCGTTTAAAATTTCAGTGACTTCTTCTAGGTTTCCGTCTGTCAGTTTACGATTCAACCAAACTGCAGCTCCAACTGCCGTTCCACCGTCATGAGGAATCGGGTCAACAAAGAAGTTGTGTTCAGGGAAGTGTTCCAAGTATTTGTAGTTGTTCGTGCAGTTCAACGAATACCCACCACTTAACACTATGTTCTTCACGTCAGGATTAAGTTCTACTGCCTTACGAATAATATTCAACGAATTAATCAATGCTTCCTCTTCACACTGTTGTGCAACCGTAAAATTATTGAACACGTTGGGACGAGTCGTTCCGTAGGATGCCATACCCATGACTTTTCCAGCACCTCTACCTAATTCATCACAACCCAGTGCAACACTTAACTGTGAGAAGTTCATACCACTAGAAGGTCTACTTGAAAAAATAATCTCTGCACCGTCTCGTTCTTCTACGACATCTTCCCAACAGTGGACACAATCGTAAGGAAGGTTAGGCCACGTCCAACCTAATTCAGCACACCAACGTGCATTGGAAAGACGTTGCCATTGTTTCTGAGGTGTCACTGCACCACCACTGGTGCAACGATAGATGGTTTCCATTTCTTGGAAGTTAGGATAATCTTCGTAGTAGGGTTGAGCTCCACCACCGTCCCATACGATTGCAATGGCATCCTCGTCTTTGAAGGGTGATAGATGGTGACCTGATTCTGCATGATACAGATGATGTTCTCTTTCGAAATAAAAATCTCTAGAGTTTAACTGATTGTCGGACAGAGAACGATTGATGACTTCATCGTCATCGTCTCTTGTCTTGAGTTTAAACTTGTATTCTCTTCCTAGACTTTCTAGTCTCTTCCGTGACAGTTGTTCCGACCTGAAAGCTTCCGTGATTTCTTCTGCCTTCAATCGGTCAAAGACGTGGGTCTCTTTTTCTAACTCTAAGTCTAGACCTCGTCTGTCGAAGGATGCAAAGATTAGATGGTCTTCGGACAGGTCTCCTTCTCGTTGCAAACACATAAGTGCAACGTCTTCCAGTTGCCCCTCATGTGGGTGCCAATACTTTTCTCGTCTAAACCGTGCTTCGTCATGCACAAAGACAATCTTTCCGTCTTGCAGAAGACATGCACTGGTGTCGTGTGAGGTGTTGATTCCCAAGATTTTCATAATAATTGTTTCCTAACGTTATTTAAACGTTTTTTATTTCTTTTTTTAAATACCAAGTTCTTAATTGTTTCTCAGTGACCAAGTTGTCATCAAGAAACACTTCGATGATTTGAGTCTGTCCTGTCTTGTATCCACTTCGATACGAAAAATAAACACAAACTGATATAAACACAAAGTGTATGAGGTAGAGTTCCATAGACATATTTAGTCTCCTTTTTTAATATATTTTTGATAGGAATAATGCAGAAGTATTCCTGTCATTCCCCAAAAGAAGGATACAAAGAATAGGTCAAACATAAACAAAGGGAAGTCCCATATTATATTTTTAAGCATAAATTAGTATACTCCAAATAAACACCCAATATAAAAATAAACTTAATAGACAGAGTGTTAATATATTTAATAAAAACCAAAAGACGTAGAATATATTTCCCAGTCCACTGAACAAACGTTTAAAAATATTCATCCGTTCCCTAGAAAATATTTTAATATTCCACTAAAGAGAACGATGCATAAGACGGCATTTAAAATTAATAAAGCTCGGTCTTTCCACAGAAAGGCAACAATGAACCAACCGACACCACCAATCCACGAGAGTATCATATCGTAGATTTGAAACTCAGGTAGACCTGTTGCACGAAAGGTAATTGCAATCAATACAATCACAGAGGATATCCATTTGATATACCAGTCTAAAGTATATTTAGGAGTTGCGGATTTATAAATCCTCGTAGACTTTCTCAATTCTTCTTCGGTAAATTTTTGGTTAACCATTCGGTGTTTCCCTCTCTTAAATGTTCAACGGATTCCTCGTCCACGTTGCAGAGATACCACGACACTAGGGAAATTCTAGTCCCCTGAGTCACAGGTGTCACTTGATGTTGCACGAAAGACGGAAAGACAATTAAATCCCCACGTTCCATAGACACACTACGAACCGACATGGTCTCATCCTTCCATTCGAAGAGACCACCCACTTCGGGGGACTCTAAGAGTATGGTAAAAGACAATTCCCTACGAGTCCCGTCTGCATAAGGAGACTCTTGGTCACAATGCCAAGAATACTTCCCACCTTCCGTTCCACGATAGATGGAATACTGGAGAGACTGACGTTTGACTATTTTAATGTTCCATGCATTGATATACATGATTTCACCTATTCTCTTTGCAAGTTTGTTCTCTAAGTCTTTCCCCATATTCCGTATCCAACGAGTTTCGGTAATACGAATGTCT